GTATTCGGTATAATTCCGACTCATTCCACCATCTCCCTGCTCCTCTCGAACGCGAGCCGCACTATCTCCTGCACTCGTGCTTCCACGTATCCGCTAAGTGCTAGTTCCGCCTCGATACACGCCGGGCAACGCCTTGCTTTATAGCCCCACTTCGAGTCATAAATCACCTCGTCGAACAGCGGGCATATACACACCCTATCAGCCAGCGGGCAAGCACCGCAGCGCTCTCCATCGACTGGGAGATCAATCAGGAGTTTCATTCACCATCCCCCCCATCTCTCGATCACGCGCCCGAGGGAATATCCCCTTCTATACGCGAGAAAATCCTTGTTCGTTTCCGGGTGACAATAGACGTGCTGTAGTGGCCACATGCGCTTTGGCTCCTTCTTCCACCCTCTCCTATCCAAACAGCCCGATCTGCATGCCTCCGCCGGGGACTGGTTCGCGGACGATGCCTCGCGCTTTCCTGTCGGCGTGCTCGATTCTCTTGCGTGCAATCTCGAAGTAGTCCGCGTCCTGCTCGATGCCGATGAAGTCGAAGCCCTCCAGCCGCGCCGCCTTGCCGGTGCTGCCGGAACCCATGAAGCAATCCAGCACCGTTCCGCCGGGAGGCGTGATGAGCTTGCAGAGGTAGCGCATGAGGGAAAGGCTCTTCACCGTTGGATGGATGTTGCGGTTGAGCACCGGGCGCATGGGATCGCTTTCACTGAAGCCTCTTCCGGACGTGTTTTTGATTCCACCTTCACGCTCTTCCAGTTCCTCGCACCCCTCGTTCCTGTCACTCTTCCCTGCCTTCGCTCCATAAAAAAGTCTCGTCGCCTCGAAGTCCTCATTCTCGAACGGGCAACACTGGAAGAATCTGGAAGCGGAGCCGGAGTCGCCGTAGCCTGGATCGCCGGCTGCGAAGGCGCCGGTCGGGATATTCGCGACCGTTCCGCCGCCAGCATTGCCTATACGCCCCCCAGTGGATTTTCCCAGTACCGGAAACGCCGCCAGCACCTCGTCGCTGCCGTCGTGGATGAGGTGAGAAGGGTAGCGGCCTTTGTCCAACCGCTCTATGTCGGCCCGGCCTCCGACCCCGAAGAGCCCCGTTTTCGCGTAGTTGCTGCCCTTTGTCCCGCCCTCATCCCCAACCCGACACCCATCAATATTCAGCGCGCCGACGCCGTGTTTCAACACATTCTCAGCAATCGTGCCGTCAAGAGGTTTCCGAAAGAGCCACCAGTCCTCGATGGCTGGCTTAAGCGCTGACTTCCAGCCGTCCCATTGTTTGGCGGCGTCGGTGGCGGGAGCGGTGATGGGGTTGTTTCCAGCCATCGCCCCATGCCCCACCACATCCCGCTCCGCTCCGGCCATCGCATCTATCGCCTTCCCCACGTCCAACGCTTTTGGAAAGCCGCTCCCGAACGCGAAGGCGATTCGATCCCTCACTTCCCATCCCGCGTTCTCCCACGCCATCGCCGTCCAGTGAGACGTGCGCGGAATCGCCCAGACGAGAGCGTGTCCACCGGGCTTTATCAGGCGCAGACATTCTCGCCCCACCTGCTCCATCCATGCAATCCAGTTGTCGCGCCCCCCCTTGTCTTTATCCCAAGCCTTACCCATGAAGGAAATTCCGGCGGGTGGATCAGTCACCACCGCGTCCGCGCTCCCGGCCTCCAGCGTCTTCATCACCTCAAGGCAGTCGCCGTGTATCAGTCTGATGGTTCACACCCCCTTTTCAGCCGTCCGCACCATCTTCCGCTCCGGGTCGCGCCCCCACCTATACCAGCGCATGGATTCGATGCGCGCCATGAAGGCGGTCTTCTTTATCTCAGCGTCAAGCAAATGCTCGAAATTCAGACGCTTCACCCGTTTGCTTTTCAACCACTCCCGCGACGGCGGCCGGTATCCTGATTCGCCGGAGTCGACTGGCTCTACGCGCATGATGTAGGGGCGGGTCAAAACAACGTCGCCTGCCCTTCGTTCTGCAGAATGTACCTCTCCAACCGTGCGATGCGCTTCTCCAGCGCGTCGGCCTTCGACGCCAGCGCGCGATATTCCGAAGACCACCTGTACGTTTTTTCGAGCCTGGGCTTCAGTTCTTCGAGTTCGGCTTTAAGGGATATCAGTTCGTGTTTTTTGTCTTCCATGATTGGGTTTTTCTGCTTTCTCTAAAGTGAGCAAATATGCTCACTCGTTAGATTTGCCGCCCCGAGTGGCCTTGGTGCGCCTGCTCGTATCTGACGGCCGTCACTTCCCGGCAGCCACCGGTAGTGTCCATCAACAGAGGACAAGGCTGTCGCGCACGTACTGCTCGATGACTTTCGCTGCGTTGAGGTCCCTGTCGTGGAAGTCCCCGCAGCGAGGACACGTCCACTCGCGCACGGACAAGGACAGCGTCGCAAGTACATGCCCGCAAACATGACACTTCTTCGACGACGGTGCGAATCTGGGGTACAGAACGAGCTCGCTCGCGTAGCGGAGCGCTTTGTACGTCACCTGCCTTCGGATTTCGCCGAAGCCGATGTCGGCGATGGCGCGGGCGAGCTTGTGATTCCGCAGCATTCCGGACACGTTCAGATCTTCAAGGCCGATGGCTTGGTTTTCGCGCACCAGCTTCGTCGTGATCTTGTGCGTCCAGTCGTTGCGCAGATTCGTGATGCGCTCATGCAGTCGGGAGACCTGCATCTTGGCCTTTTCCCTGTTCTTCGAGCCCTTTACCTTGCGCGTGACTCGGCGCTGCCGGATCTTCAGTCGACGCAACGCGTTTTTCAACGGCTTCGGTGCGTCGAAGACTTCCCCGTTCGAGCAGGTCAGGGCGGCTTTGACGCCAAGATCCACGCCCACCACTCCGTCGGACAGGCGTTGTCTGCGATATGTTTCATCGGACACGTCTACGGAAATGGAGATGAACCAGTGATCCGCCGTACGAGATACAGCCGCGGACAGGACCTTGCCGGGGAACCGCAGCACCTCCGCCATGTCCACCCAACCCAGCACGGGGATACGCACGCGGTTGCCGTCCAAAGACAGCTTGTCGTTGGCGATGTAGAAGCCGTCTCGGCTTCTACCCTTGCGCTTGAACGTCGGAGCTTTACACCGGCCCCCGCTTTCAAGCGCTTTCCACCAGCTGGAAAACGCCTTCGCCAGGTTGGCGAAGGGCTGCGCGTGAGCGTCCCTGTGGATCTCGCGCATCCACGGGAACTGCTCGTATTTCAATTCATTGAACTGCCGCTTGATGGCCGCAGCGGACGGCTTCGGACGAGACGGATCCTCGACATGCGCCTGATACTGCCGATTCCATTCGGCAAGAGCCCAGTTGTAGACGAAACGAGCCGTGCCCGCCGCCTTTCTGAAGTACAGCTCCTGATCAGGCGTCGGGTTCAGGCGAATCCGATGACTCAGCGTCGGCATCGCGCATCACGTCCTTCAGCTTGGCCTTGTAACGCCGCAACCCGTAGAACCGGGAAGAGAAACAGTGAACGATCGCAAGCAGGTCCTGAATCATCTCCTGATCCGGTGACAACTGTTGCTGATTGAGCACGGTAAGCGTACATCCGTGGTTCCCGCAGAACCACTCGAACCAGTCATACCCGAACCGGCACAGCCGGTCTTTATGAGCGACCTGGATTTCTCGAACTTCACCGTTCTCCACCGCGAGCATCAGCTCCCTGAACCGCTTACGCGTGAACGAAAGTCCTCCACCGATCTCTTCCACATACTCGACTCCTGCAATACCGTTGATTCGGTTGTACTGTTCCACCGCCGCACGTTGATTTTTCAGATCCACCCGTTGCGCAGCTGTGGATACGCGCAGATAAGCGATGCGGCGTTTCGGTTTTGCGGTTTCTTCAACCTGTTTGCCCAGAAACAGTTTCAGCTGGTCTTCCGTGTAGTACCGACGGTTCGTTGACGTGCGGTTAGCGACCAACGTCCCGTCCCGATCCCATTTCTGGAGGGTCTTTACGTGCCTTTTTAGAATTCGCGCCGCGTCGGTTATCGTGTAAGTGTCCATGCCTCATTTATAACACACAAAGGCATACAAGTCAACACTTAGAATCGGCCTCCTATTGATAATCGAATGTTCGCCACAGCGGTACACGCCCTGATGTTCCGGCAAACATTTCAACAGCATAGTTCGCAAAGAGCCGAAGCCTTGGAAATACTAATGTCCAACCCCATACGCAACGGCACACGGTACCGGTACACCCCTATATATATATAGGGGTGTGTACCGGTTGTACCGTTTGCTTGCCATTGACAAGTATCCGGTACATGTACCGGTACTGTGCCGTTGTGCCGTTTCGCCAACTCCTGGTTATGGAAATACTATTGCTATGAAGGGGAGTGTTTAATGGGAAATATCCTAGTCGTCGAACGGGCTTGCGCACGTCAGTTTTTGAACGAAGATCGCTTCGTCGATGTTCGCATCCACGCCTTCGGGAAAGTAGATGTTCGGATCATCGTCGTCCGTCCTGATGAGGCGCTTCTCCAGCAGGCTTTTCCTCACCCGTTGGAAAGCCACCTTCTTGGCGTTCACGCTGTCCGATACGTGCGCCTTGTAGAACTCGGCCCGCCACGCCTCCGCCTCCACCCCGGCGAAGCGCCCGTCGCGCACCATGCCTCGCGTCTCGGCGGCCAGACGGAAAGAAGACATGGCTATCCGCTGAATGTCGGACAGCTTCTCCCCCTTCTCTCCGGAGTCTCCCGGATCGGTTCCGCGCACGATCACGGCGCTCGTCACCTGTTCGCCGTCCTCGTCGTACCAGCCAGGAAGAGCTATCCCCTTCATCAGCCTCGCCCACGTCGGCTGCGGCTCCTCCGCGTCCTTCATCTTCCGGCAGATGATCTGGAGACTCTCCTTGTCCTTGTTCATCACCACGCTACTCTCCATGTCCAGAGCGGCCTTCCACGCGGACGAACCGCGCGCCCTGTGCTGCGCCTCCTCGCTGACGCCCGTATGGTGCACCAGCAGAACGGAGCATCCATACTCCTGCTGCAATCCGGCACAGGCGTCGATCATCACCTTGGCGTCCTGTGCGCTGTTTTCGTCCCCGTGCAGAAACCGATGCAGCGTGTCCACCACGATCAATACCGGTTTCGTTCCTATGGCGTCGATGTGGCTTTTCACCTTGAGCCAGCCTTCCGGCGTGTTCAGATCGCAACCCGAAGCCGACACGTGCAGATCGACGACATCGGGATTCACCTCGTAATACTTCAGCCACGCCGCCACGCGGGAGCGCAGCCCGTGGTGCCCTTCACCGGCGAGATAGATCACCGTCCCGTTGCGAATCTTCGCTCCCTCCCACTGGAGCATCGTATCGGAGGAGGCTATCAGCATCGACCAGTGCAGGACGAGAAACGTCTTGCCGCACCCCGACGGGCCGTGAACCATCATCAGCGCCCCCGACGGCAGCCAACCTTTGATCAGCCATGTTATCGGCGCGGGCTGTTTGGCGAACTCCCGCACCGGAACCAGCCATCCGTCCAGCGGAGGGGCCAGCAATCGCTTCAAGTCCCCTCCGCGCTGCGCGAAATCGTTCGCGTCACCTTCTTCCGGAGGAATAATCATCCGCGCCCCGTACTTGTCGCAGGCGGCCTTCGCCGCCTTCTGCCCGACGCCGCTTTCGTCGTTGTCGCCTACAACCACAATATCCGTCCTCGTTCCGTTCCGCTCCCGCACGAATCCCGTCGCCTCAACCATATTATGCGCGCTGAAGGCGATGACGACGGGTTTCCCCGTCGCCTCGCGGATACTCGCCGCCGTAGCGAACCCCTCCGCCACGAATACCGGCGAATCGTCGAGATCACCCAGGACACAGACGTTACCGCCCACCTCTCCCCCGGTATGAAATAGCTTCTTCCCCTGGGGATGGATGTATTGGATGCTTCGGAGATCGCCTTCCGGCGAATGCACCGGGATCATCAGCGCCCCGTCGCCGGAGACGCGCATCCCGTGCGGCTGAATCCCCTTCTTTTTCAGATACGGGTGTTCCGTCGTCGCTGGCGTCCCGTTCTCCCAGATACGTTCCACGGCCTGTGCAACGCCGTCGTGGAGCTTCGCCAGTTCCTTGTCCCGAATCTCCCGCGCAATTTCTATATGGCGTTTTCGCGCGGCGACTTCCTCGTAATCCAAGTCTCTCCCCACGTCCGCAGTCCACGGAACATTCAGATCGAGCCGCCAGTCACCGAAGCGTCCCGCCGGAATCTTGTCGGCAAAGGCCACGTACCACCCCGACTTATCCTTCTTATTCCCGTTGTTGAAGCGGTGTATCTTCCCGTCGAGGAAAATTTCATCCGGCGGCTCCAACCCCGCATCCTCCATCGCCAGGCGAAGTTGCTCTTCGGGGGGATCGAACTTCGGGAAATCCCACGGCCCGTTCAGAATCGCCGTCAAGTCAGCCATGCTTCCACCTCCCTCCGCGCCTGTTCCATTCCGGCGCAGATAAACACGGCGTACCCGCACTGCTCAAGATAGCTCTTCCAACCCTGCTGCTCCGGCGATACGCGCCCGCCGGTGATCCGCTTCATTTCGATCCACAGTTTCCACTCCGGGATGAATAGATCGGGAACGCCCCTTGAAACACCCTCGGCTTTCAGCTTTCCAGCCGTTGCCGCGTTTCTCCATCCGCCGTTCGGAATCGCCATGATGCGGACGTGGGGGAACTTCCTGCGGAACCACTGAACGAATCCGCACTGTTCCTCGTGTTCCGTAGGAATGGATTCAACCTCCGGCGGAGGCGCTTTCTTCGACGTCCGCCTCATCCCCACACCTTCCCGACAACGCGATGGTACTTTCCTTCCCTTTGAATCGTGATTTCCTTCGGAGGGACAGCACATTGCATGGTTTCGACCACCTCGTCCAAATCGTATGGATTTCCAACCGTCACGCCGCAATTTCTCTCCATCTGCCGCAGCGCCGACAACGCCTTCTGCGCCGCGTACCCGCCGTGAAGCAGGCAAAGATATTCATCCACGGAATCCGAATGTCCGTAGTACGTCACCCGCACAAGTTCCTTCCCGCTCGCCGCAGTATGTCGTCGCCAGCGCCACTCCTCCACGCCGAACGACGACGGGCCTCCCATGATGTCCTCGTTCCCGAGAACGTATCTCTTCGGCGGCGGAGGAGGGAACGCCCACCCGCACGCCGGACACACCTTCGCGGACAGGTGGACGAGTTCCTGGCATTGCTCGCACAGCTTCACCGGCGCCTCGCCCTTCTTGTCGCCCTTCCGCTTCGGCGGGATCACGTCCGTGATCGGCCCGTGACGGCGCACGTTCCCGGCGAAGTCGAGCAGGAGGCAGTCGGACACGTGCTCCTTCGGACGCATACCGCGCCCTGCCGACTGGATATAAAGAACAACGCTCTCCGTAGGGCGCGCCATGACCAAAACGTCCGTATTCGGCGCATTGAAGCCTGTCGTAAGCACCGAGTTATTCGTCACCACCCGCACGCGCCCGGCCTTAAAATCTTCGAGAATGCGCGCGCGCTCCTCCGAATCCGTCTCCCCGAGAACCGCCTCCGCAACCTCCCCCTTCTCCCGGAAGAGATCGCGCATCGCATAGGCGTGCTGCACGCCGGAGCAAAAGACGAGAATCGAACGCCGTCCTTGCGCAATCCGAAGCGTCTGTTCCACCATCGCCTCGTTGTTGGCTTTCGTGTTCACCATCTCCGCCAGTTCCGATTCCACGAAGTCGCCGCCGCGCCGCTTCACACCGTCCACCGAAAGAAGCAGCTCCATTCCTTTGGAGCGGAGCGGGGCAAGGTACCCCCGCTCCACCAGCTCCCCTATGCGCACCGGTTCAATCAGAGCATTAAAGAGCGCCCCCCCCTCCGTGATCAAGCCGTGTCCGAGCCTGTACGGAGTCGCCGTCAGTCCGATCACGCGCAGAGAGGGGTTGATCGCTTCCAGCTCGTTCAATAGATTCCGGTACATGCCTTCGTCCTTGTGATTCAGTAGATGGCACTCATCCACGATGGCGATATCGACATATCCGATTTCGCTCGCCTTCCGATACACCGACTGAATCCCCGCCACGGTGATCGCATCCACGTCACGGCATCCAAGCCCCGCCGAGTAGATGCCAAGAGGCGCGTCCGGCCAGAGAATCCGTATCTTCTCCGCGTCCTGTTCGAGCAATTCCTTCACATGGCTCAGAATCAAAATCCGCGTACCAGGCCACGAAGAGAGCGCGTCCCGGCAGAGTTCCGCCAAAATCACGCTCTTCCCAGCACCTGTAGGCAGCACCAAGCACGGATTCCCCGTGTCATTCTTGCGGAACCAGTCGTAGAGAGAGTCAATCGCCTGCCTCTGATAGTCGCGCAGAATCATTGCAAAGCGGCTATTTCGCGAAGAGCGCTCTCCGGGATGCGCCACAATCTCCCCGTGCGAACACCGCGTATCTCTCCGCTTCTGAGCCGGAAGTACATCGTCATCTCATGAATGTTGAGATACTCCGCCGCTTCCTTCACGGTGTAGAGCTTGTCCGGCCTTTCCACCGGCCTCCCTCCGGTCAGCCCGCAGCGTTTCTCCGACTGCACCCATACCGCGCACGTCTCACGCAGACACTCCAGCCTCGACACGGGGCACAGGACTTTCATCGTCTCCATCCACCTCCCAACCAATCAACCCGAGCAGCTCCTTCGACGAATGCACCGTCGCTCCCGGCAGTCCGTTTTTGACAACCTCTCCGTCGATCTCGTACATCGCCGTCAGTCCATCGTCCGACGGAAGCCACTTCCACGGCACAAGATCGGGATGGAGTACATGCCCGTCGCACCCCTCGCGCTGTGCGTCCACCGGTATTTCTTCATTCCCGTACCGGGCGCATAGCCACGTGCTGTCTTCCGTTGGCGTAGAAAGCGCGCACGTGCGGCAGTTGATCTCCTTCGTTAGCTTCGACTCGAAACAAACCGAGTGCGCCGGGCAGAAGCGACACTGATACCATGTTGAATCCGTCGAAAGCGGCTCCGGCATACGTTCGCACAGCGTCAGCCTTCGCCCCCGCTCCACAAGAGCCTTCGCCGCCTCCTCGTCGTAGCGGACGCGTTCCGTGTAAATCTGGTCGTCGTCCTTGCAAACGGCGAAGTAGAGCGCGCGGTCGATGCCGGTTCCGTGCATATACAGCTGCATCTGACACCAGTGTTGCGGTTTCGCTTCCCGCACGCCCTTGTCGCAGAGTGCCTTGAAGGACTTCAGCGAGTGCGTCTTGCACTCCAGAACGTGTCTCTTCGCCGGGGCCTCGGGAACGCCCTTCTCGATGATGCCGTCGATACTCCCGGAGACATGCGCTCCGAAGTCCACCCGCGACTGCTCCGCCCCCGTCGAATGCACTTCCATCCCGGCGGCGCGGAGGTCGGAGACGATCAATTCTTCTTCCCTCTGCCCGCGCCGGAAGAGACGAAGCATCCTGCCGTTGAATTTCTCCACCACCGCCCACCGGAACGTCAGCCAAAGCCACCTGTCGCACGGATGCCCCAGAAGGGACGCGCCCATGTGCGGGCGCGGTCCCTCCTGATGCTCTTCATGCCACTCGTCGATTTTGGCGGCTACGGTGTGAATACTCTCCGGAATTTCCGCCATCGTATCGTCACTTCTTCCACGGAGCGCTTGCCGGAGCCGTCGCCGGAGCCGCTTTCGCAGCCGGGGCGAACTTCTGCGCCGGGGCGAACTTGCTCTGCGGGGAAGGCCCCATCATGACTGGCGCGTCTCCGTCGATGGGCTTGAACCCCTTCACGTCGTTCTGATCGCCGTACTGTCCTGTCGTATCCTTGCGGATGCCCACCTTGATCTGCACCGCGTGACCGACGAGCTGGTCGGTGTCGCGCAACCTGTCGGTAATTCCGATGCACTTGCACAGCGAGCCCAGCTGCGCCTTTCCGATCTCCTCGGCTCTCGGGCTGGCGTTCCTGATATTGAGATTGCCGAAAACGCAGCGCCCCTGATGCGTCGGGCCGGCGATGTCGTAACGCACATTGATGTATTTCCCGGAGGAATCTTTCGTATCCTTCAGTTCCGCCGCCACGATCGTCGCCTCGTACCACCCCGCCGGTATCGGGTCGGGAGACGACTCTTCGGGAAGTTCCTCTATAATGATTTCTTCGTCAAGTATGGCCATGTTCTACTCCTCCTCAAGTGTGATTTTGACGGACGCCTTGCCCGGCGTCACCGTAATCGCCCGCTCCAATTTCGCCGTCACTTCGGCGGGAGCGCCCTTCCACCGTTTCGCATCCACCTCCGGCTTCCACCGGAACAGTTCCGGCAGATACTCCTCAAGTCCGAACTCGCGCGCCGTCGCCTGAAGCACGTCGCTGTCCACCTTGCGCGTGAACCGCCGGGAGATCACAACCTTGAACTCCCCATCGCGCTCCGTCTCCGAACCCTCCCACTGCTCCGGCAAATGGGAAGTCAACATCTCCTCGATCTCGCGCCGCTGCGTCACGGCAAGCTCTTCCTGACGCTTGAACTCCCACCACAGCCGCATCAGATCGTGTCGGCTCTCAGCCGGGGAGTGCGCCTTGATCACCTTCCCGTCGCGGGCGATGAATCTCCTCTCAGACTCCTCCTTCGTCGCGCCGCGCACGGGGGCTTCAGAAAGGTTGAGCATTCGCAGCGCCTCCGATCTTCGCAATCACGCCCCCGAGATCGGGAGCTTCCCACTGATCCAGCGCGCCGGAGCGATCCTTCGCCGTCCAGATGCCGTCGGGGATGCACATCAACATCCGTTGCGGAACGCCCTCGTTGTCCTTCTCCACCCGCAACGCCAGCACCTCGTCGAAGAAGTAGGGGAGCTGCTGTCCTACCTTGTTCCCAGGCATGGAAGGAGCGTACAAAATCCGCCCCATCTCGTCCTGGGCTTTCTCCAGCTTCGCCGAAAAGTACACGTGCTTGCCGGGGAGATCGCGGAAAGCGCGGATCAAGTCCGTCATCTGTTCGCCCATTGCTCCATAAGCGGCGCGTCCGTCTTTCTGTGTTTTCTTCTCAGCCGAAAGCACCACCTCGGCGATTTCACTGATCGAATCCAGCGCCACAGACTGAAACTCTCCCGCCTCTTTCGAGCCGACGAGCCACTTGTACGCCTCGTCCAAATCCTTCATGCACCCGATTTCAATGTACGGAATATCCGTCCCGGCGATGGAGAGCAGTCCGCCCTCCGCCGAGAGAATCACCGGATTCGGCAGCGATGGGATCAAACACGTCTTCCCCGCTCCCGCCTGCCCGTACACCAAAACCTTCACCCCGTCCGCCGCGATGGTGCTTGTTCGTTTCAGATTGATTGCCATGCGCGCTCCTCCCCACATTCCACCATCTCTACAATCTGCCGTGCGAGGGCTTGAATGTCCTCGTACCTGTCCCGCCGTAGGCATCCGTCCGCACCGGGATAAATCCACTTGGAGCATACCCACTCCTCCGGCCCGGTAATGTCGGCTTCAAAGTGGTCCGCGTCCGGGCAATTCGTACACCAGTGCCCTATTTGCTCGTCCACGCATTGCAGGATATTTGTCTCAAGGTCCAACGTAATTCCCTCCTCGTGGTATAATCAGAGGCAAGGAAAAAATCTCCTTGCCTCTCCTCCTCTGGAAGCCCGGTAGCCGCCGGGCTTTTTCTATTCGTCCTCGTCTCCCGGCAGCACGCTGTCCAAAAAATCCTTCAAGTCTTCCATCACGCCAACCTCCTTAAAACTTCCACCGTCATTGCCAGTTGGGCAGCCCGAGCGGCAGCCCGAGCGGCATCCCGAGCGGCAGCCAGAGCGGCATCCAGAGCGGCAGCCCGAGCGGCATCCCGAGCGGCATCCAGAGCGGCATCCAGAGCGGCATCCCGAGCGGCATCCCGAGCGGCATCCAGAGCGGCATCCCGAGCGGCAGCCAATTCTTCGTATGTTGCTTTCCCATCCACCCAGAGCCGTTTCACTCGGATAGCCTCTGCGCAGCGAGGATCGTCCGTCAAGTGCAAGACTTTTTCTGCGAAGTCGCACGCCAGTAAATGCAGCTCCCTCGCAGGGATGAAATCCTCTCGCAACAACGCCCAAAGTTTATCTTCCGTGGAGATGTCGAGGGCTACGATGTCTTCCAGCGACAAAGACTCTCGACCGGCGAACAGACTATTTATCCGCTTTTGCGGATAGTCTGAGCACGGCCGCCACCTCATTACCTGGTCTATCGTCACCGTTTTCATCACGCCAGCCTCCTCAAAATAGCCTCGTTCGCTTCCGCCTCTTCGCCGTCCGTCATGTCGATTACGCGCTTGCCGATGCGCCGGGCGTAGACGCTCTCCATCACACAGCCGCTGCTATTTCGCCAATCGCCGAAGAGCCAGAGTTCATCGGCCTTTTCAATCAGCCTCAAGCATTGCCCGAGTACCCAGTCCTGCGGCCCTTCGGCGGATTCAAAGCTGAAAGCGTGTATTGGCGAGAGTATCAAATAGTCCGGGTATATTGCCTTGAGATTCGCGCAGATGTCGCTGACCGCGTTGAAATTGCGCTGCACGTCGCCGCGCAGCGGGTGAGCTACGTAGATCGTCTTCATTTGACCACACCCCACGCCAGAACGAGCGCCAGACATGTAAAGAACCCAAGCGCGAACATCATGCCGATCTCACTTTCTCGCGGAGCAGTTCAAGCTCGACTTTGAGCAGTTCCAGCCGGAATTGCTCCCGTGCGCGGCATATCCGCATGATGTCCGCGTCTATGTTCCGCCGGTCCGATATGTAGCTGATGCTGTGATCTATCATGCCATCCTCGCCTCCCGAAGTTGTAATTCCGTGAAAGTCTCTTTCCACCCGCCCCGGTGCTCAAAAAGCCAGAGCGGTCGGCGTGCCGCTACCATCTCCAAAAACGTGTAGTCGCCGTACTGCTTGCCCGGCTCGTAGCCCTTGACCGGCGCGTGTACCAGCTTTTCTTCCTTTTCCTCCGATGGGGGGCGTACCCAGGTGTACGCGAAGACTGTAGCCTCCGCGCACCCTAAGCGCTTTGCAATCTCCCTGCATGTCAAACCGGCGTTGCGCAGGCGCTGCATCTCCGCTTTGTCATACCGCCCGCCGCGCTGATTGGTCTCTCCCCACTCGCGCAATTTCCGCCGAATGGTATCCGTACCGCATCCGTACCGCTGCGCAATCTTTTCCCGCGTTTCACCGCGTCGCCGTGCGGCGATGATCTCATCCCTTGCGGCCTCGACGCGCTGACTCGCCGGGAGCGGGAAGGGATCGCCCCATTCTTCGAGTGCCAACACGATCCGCTTAACCCCCACTCGCAGCGCCAGCGAAATATTTCGTTTCGAAATGCCGTGCCTCCGCATGTCGAGGATATCGTCCTTGTACGCCTCCATCAGTCCCACCCTGCGAAGAGCCCGAAGAGCAAGGACCGCTTGACCGGCGGAGGCGCGAACTCCGCCCGTTCGATCACCTCAAGCTCGCGGCGCGTCATGTATCGTACCCAGAGCGGCAACGGTCCCGGCTCGCGCAACAGCCGAGCAATCCTCGGGAGTTGCCGGGAGCGGTACGGCCCGCTCACCGAGCCTTTCTCAGCTAGCAGTCTCAACAGTTCCATCCCGCACCAACCTTTCGACGAGCGCGTCAATTTCCGATTCAAGCCAGAGCCGGTTGTTCCCGTGCTTGAAACCCGCCGGGAAGCCGCTTTCCTTCACTCCCTTCAGATACGAGGACGGCGACAATCCGACCCGCTCCGCAACGTCCGGGAGCTTGAGGAGTCGCGCTGGTCTGCGTTCTTCCATGAGCCTTTCAATCCGCTCCATCTGCGAGCGGAGTTCGTTTAGAGTCTTTTCGATGTCCATGCTTGCCTCCTTCCGCCCGCCGCCGGCCCAATCGTTTTCACCCGTCTTGTGTCAGCACGCGTTTAACGTTTAACACCGACGGCGGGCTTGTGATAGCCCGCTCCTTGTGAAGCCTCCATGTTCTCAGATGGTTCCCGGCTCGATGCCGGGCTTCAGCCTTGTGGCTACAGCAGGCTCCTCTCGGCTTCGTCGAGCAGTTCCCGCAGACACTCCCGCCCCCTCGGGGTGAGCGGTATCGCGAGGCGCTCCCCGAGGACAACAGCGTCGTCCCCGATGAGACGCCGCGCCCTCTCGATGTGGTGGCGCACGACTG